TTAAGCAACTCTTCTTTACTCATTGTAGGATAATGATCTATAGCACCTCCGTAGCTTCCACCAGAACGTTCATCGCCATACTTCCAAGGTGGATCTGCATAAATAACTCTGTATTTACCTTTTGGCCATTCTGTTGCTTGGTTCTTTTCTAAACGCTCGGCTCGCTGTATTTGAGTATAAACTTTCTTAATACTAGAATCGCCAGCGTCTACTTTCGCTTTTTGTTCGTCCGTGCCTTTGCGTTGGATAGCATCGTATTGTTCGGCTGTAGCGCGGCTTACCCCTGCTTTTTGAGCTAGTTTTTCTAAGGTTTTTCCTTTTTCTTCTCGTAAGCCTACTGGTAGGCTAATGTTATTATTTTCTATTAAATCAGTTCTAGTTCCTTGCCTATCCCTAGCCTTCTCAGCTTCAATCTCCTTAAACCTATATGCCAGCTTCATTCTTGTTGCTATAGGCAAATTACGGCGGTTGAACTGGTTATTGATCATCCACAGCTTAACATCAGCTTCGGTTTCAAAATTGTCTTTTTCTAAACACTCAAATGCTATACTATGTTTATTGCATATTTCATAGCGGTTGTGCCCATCGATAATGTAACCTTTCCAAGTTACTATTTTATCTCGGCATCCTTCTTGAATTATGCTTGCTTCGAGTCCCTCGTATTCTTCGGCTGTCAACTTCGGAATGAGGGACTTAAATTCTTCGTTTATTTTTAAGTCCATATAAATTTCTTTTATTAATTGTTATTCAACAAGCCACCACGGCATTGTCGTTATTTGTTACTAACTCAGTAAATTCAGTTATATATCCAATATATTTAAACTTTACCGCTCCAGTACTACCTGATCTGTTTTTAGCAACCCATAAACACATAGGTTTATCGTATTGCCCTAGCGGAGCATTACCGGTGTCTTTTAGATCGAGATTTCCTAAAAACATAACAACGTTTGAATCTTGTTCGATTGAGCCAGAATCTCTAAGATCGGATAAAATAGGCGTTTTATCTTCTCTTCTTGTATGCTCTCTTGATAACTGGGAAAGTATGATAATCGCAATCCCAAGCTCATTTGCAATATTCTTAAAGCTGTTTGTTATATATTCTATTTGAGCTACTCTGTTTGTTTTTCCACTTTGCGATAAATGGATTAACTGCAAATAATCAATAATTACTATTTTGAGGTCTTTCTGTTTTATTCCTTTTTGACAATCAAGATAAAACACTCCTAAATCTTTAATTGGTTTAGTGCGTAGAATTAAACCTTGTTTTACCTCGTCAAAAAATTTCATAATTCTGTTGTATCTTTCCTCACCATATCTTGCATCACTTGACGCTTTCTTTTGTGATATCCTAGTGACTACTGAAAATAAACGCTGCAATACTTCTCTTTCGTCCATTTCAAACGACCAAAGTGCAACGCCATGACCTTGTTTAATAATGTTTATTGCAAGATTTACAGCAAAGGCACTTTTTCCCATTCCCGTACCTGCTCCAATAGTAATTAATTGGCCTTTTTTGAATCCATCGATTATATGGTCTAAGCCTTTAAAACCTGTGCTGATTGCTTTTTCTTCCTTGGTATTCAAAATTCTTAGAGCCATAGTTTTGAAATCTTCTTCCTCTTCGGAGTCTGCTATTTCTTCCAGCTTTTGTTTGCTATCTTCCATTATAGAATTAACAACACTTGCAAATGGTTTAGAGTTTGTTGTGTCAAGAAGCTCTTCCATAAACTCCTGATTTCTTATGCATAAATAGCGTCTAGCCGATTGTTCTTTTATTCGCTTTATTATGCTATTGACCTGGTTCTCGATCTGCAAAATATTCATTGCTTTCATTAAGCACTGCTTGACATATTCTGCTCTACTGACTGGCATTTGCGAATCAACAGCTTTCCAATCTGATTCGCTAATACATGTTATTTTTGCATAACAGTCGTTAAAACCGTCTCCTTGTTCATAAGAACTTCTGATCATATCAAAGAGCTTTCTACTATGCTTAACTGCAAAATCTTCTGCATTTAGGAGTTTACAACATTGAGATAATCCAAACTCTGATGTTACCATGCAACCTATAGCTAATTGTTCATGGTCTACATCATGTTTCAACATGTCATCGTATTTGCGTTGTAGATCAGACGCTTCTAACATTTAAACCTCTTCATGTTTTCTGCATATTCTCTCTTAGCTTCTGCCATTCCTATTTTTTGAAATTCTGTTAGATAGCGTGTTCTTAGTTTGTCCATGGTATCTATTTTGTGTAAATCTCTAAAGGCTTCTTGTGAGTCTTCTTGACTGTAAAAATAAAAAGGAGATTTCTTAGCTATGAATTGAGAAAATGCTTCAATTTGTTCTGGAGTATTTTGAGAAAAAAGACTATTCCAATTCATGGACATTATTAGCGAATATAAATCAATATCCACATCGACATTAGTTTTTTTATTTATTATATATATTAGTTTTTTTATATATAATAGTAGTGGATGGTCACAAGGCAGCATTTTTGCTGCGATGTCACGACTTTTTTGCTGCGACATGTTAGCATTTATGCTGCGATCTTCAAAAGTATTTTGCTGCGATGTCGCGATCTTTTTGCTGCGATCTTTTGCTGCGATGTCATCTTCAAATTCTGCAAAATAGTCTTCAGGATTTTCTAAAATTTCAGTTGCATTTTTTGTGAATGTTAACTTGTAAGCGTCATTATATTTTTTCTTGCCTTCGGTCAAACAGCGTGAAAATTCCAGATTAAAAATAAAACCTAGTTGTTTTATTAAACGTCTATTTTGATCACGTAAGCTGCCTGTAATATCTTTCAACACTTTATGCGTCAAAATAGCTTGATTGTATTTGTTTGCCTGATACATAGCCACAGCCAATATATCAATAGCCTTAGGTGAAAGCGTTTTGGTTGGCTGGTCATATCTTCTAATAGACTTCCAACTATTAGGTATTTTTTTATATTGCTGTTTCATTTTGCCTTTGTATTCTTTGTTGCTCTAGTTTTTCTTTAGCGATTTTTAGAACGTTGTTTTTAAAACGAATATTGTTCACGCTGTAACTTTCTGACATTAATAATAGTATTTGAGTAGGTTCTATTACTTCTTTAATTAGTTTTTTAGCTCCTTCTTCGCTTAAACCTTCGTCTGTTATAATTTCCCATACACCATTTATATTTTTAGCTAGTTGGCTTGCTATTAGAGTTAATTCTTTTGTCATTGTCTTATTCTCTTTAAAACCATTTACTTTTATCTTTTTTAGGCTCTACTACTTCAAACAAATCATTACTTTTAGCTGCCAAGTATCGTGCTAGTATCAAAAGGTCTACATCTTTACTTTGTATACAATCAATATAGCTTTGTAGAACTTCTACAGGCATTGTCTTATTCTTGCGCATTAGCTACCTCTTTAAAAACAAACCCGTCAATCATGCGTCTTGCAGATATTCTAAATTGAACAAAGTCATCTTCAGGGCAATTGCCGTGAGATGTTTCCATTATATAATCTCGGCAAGTCATTAAATTTGCTTTTGGCTCACAGTTAGATAAACAAGCACGCATTTCCTCGCCAGTTTCTTTGTCCTTTTTAGAATAAAGGAGTAAATACGGAGTATTTATGTCTTTGCCTTTTAGCAACTTCTCAATGTCATTCTCATTAGTTGCAACGCCTTTTGGCACTCTCAGCTGTTTCGGCTTTTCCTTAGCTTGAATTTCGTTATAAACAGCAGTAATCTTTTTCTTACCAGCACGAAGATCGGCTTTTTGTTCTTCCGTGCCTTTTTTCATTATAGTTTGATAACGCTGGACTGTTCTTGTGCTAGTTTCTGCTTCTTTAGCTATCTTACTTGCCGTCTTACCTTCAAAAGCGCCTTTCGGCACTAGGGTCTCATTTTTAGTATTTTCTACTTTTTTTCCAACCAACATTCTTTCTTTTGCAAGTTTCTCTAAATGCACTTGCAACTTAGAATGCAATTCTAACCGTTCAATTAAAGTTAAACTACGGCGTGCTTTTTGGTTGTTGTACATCCATGTCATTACCTCTGATTTATCGGTAAATTTAAGGCGTGTAATTTTAAAAGGAGTTTTAAATTGCTGGCATATTTTATATCTATTATGTCCATCAACAATAGTATCAAGACTATCATTACCTCGATGCCAGACTTTAATATTATCCAAACAACCATCAGCCTGAATAGCAAGCGATAAACTTTCAAACTCATCTTGTTGCAATGGTTTAATAAAGTCTTCTAACTCTTTATCTATATGCAATTCCATAATTACCTCTTATTTTGTTTCATATGTCTTTCTTGCCAGTATTCCTCTGGCGTTTGAACCTTTGGTACAGTAAATAAATTACCGAAAATTATAAAAATATTTCTAAACATTATTTTATTCCTCTGTTGTTCTTAAACTACTTTCAATGGTTGGTATGTCTCGATGCATACTCAGTACTATGTCAGACAAGCTTTTTGCATCTTCTACAA